AGTTCGTCGCCGAGGCGTGGAGCGAATATTTGAACAATCCTAACCCTCGGGAGTTGGCTTCGCATGTAGGAGAAATGATAAAGGCCGAATATGAGGCGAGGTATAAAAAAAGCGGAGAATAATTTCTCCGCTTACTCCACGTATGCACGCATCACATTCACCTCCCGAGGCTCAAACACATACGTTCCCTTCTGTCCCTTCATTATGGAGTTATGGGGACGCAGAGGCAGGAACACATCCCGGGGGATGCTATCGAATGCCAGACATCGATCATCCCCAAGGTAATGCTTGCAGTTTTGGCAGCATTCGTCGCTGGTTTTAAACTCTTTATCAATCATAGTTTGCGCTTTGCGCAAAAATAACATTTTAAAACGCGAAAAGCAAGTAAAATGCCGAAATTATTTGATCTGAAGCGAAAAATCCTGACCGATCTGAAGGTCGAACTGCTCGACGAGTTCGACCGCAACTTCCAACGCCGGGCTTTTTTCGACCGCCCCTGGCCAGGACGGAAATCTCCGGGGAACGGTGACAAGCTTCTTAATGATACAGGATATGGCCGTAACAGTATTCGGGGGACCATCCGGCAGAACGGCGTTGAGTTCTCGACCGATACGCCCTACATGGGGCTGCACAACCGGGGCGGAAAGATCAAGATCACACCCCGGATGCGGAAATACTTTTGGTACATGTATCGCCAAAATGCCGAAAGCATTACCTACTCAATCAAGAAGCGTCAGGCCAACAATACCCAGCGTAATCGAATGCTGTCAGCGAAGGCGCAGTTCTGGAAAAATATGGCTTTGACAAAAAAGGATCATATAACAATTCCACAACGCCAATTTATCGGCGACCATCCCCGTGTCCGGCAGGCGGTACGGGAGGTTATACACCAAAACCTGCAGAGCGCTTTCCGGGAACTCGCAAAAGTCCTGCAACCTCGGTAAAACACCGTTTAAACGTCTTTAAAATGATTGAAAATGCAATGATCGCAGTCCAGGACCGACTGCTGGAACTGCTCCCCGAGAAGATCGCCTATCTGGCCGAGGATTGGGGACAGCTGGATTTCTACAACGAGCGGCCGCCCGTCAATTTCCCGTGCGTGCTGATCGACATTGCCGAGGCCGAGTTCTCGGACTGCACGCGAAAGGTGCAACTGGGCGAGGCGATCCTGACCGTACGGGTAGCGCACTTCGATCCCGTAAACATTTCAGCCCTCGCACCGAACCGTAACAAAGCATTCCGCATGTTCGTCCTGCTGCGGTTGATCTACACCCAGTTGCAGGGACTCTCCGGAGAGGGGTTTTCGGGCCTTACGCGCACATCCCTGCGGCGGGTGAAACGTGAAGATGCGATCCGTGAATACGTCATGCAGTTCCGGTTCGGCGGGACGGACAACGCAGCCTATAAGCCGCGAAAAAAGGCCGAAGGCGTCCAGATCGACATCACCACGGAACGCTCGTAACGAAACAGCCCGGCAATTTGCCGGGCTGTTTCGCATAAGATTGCTTTTTTTACTATTTTTGAAACAAAACAAGCGTATATGTCCAACTGGAGCAAAATTTGGAAAATCTTGACAACTCCCGTCAACACCCCTAAACCGAAAGAGCATACTCCGACTTCGATAACCCCTGCAGTTCAATGTAATCCGAGCAGTTCCCGGGATCATTGGCTGACCGTACACGTTGCACTTGCCTCTATGCGCGAGTTTCAAGAGTGTAATTCGGACCACACACTACTCAAGAAAGCGGAAAATCTTCGTAATATCATTGAAGAACTCAAAGGGCTATCCGGACAGTCCAACTATTCTGCAATTCTAAAAAAAGGGATCAACGAATTTGAGACGAATTGGCGGACAACCATCACCCCGCAGGAATTTGAACACCTTGAACACCCTGATAAAATGGATATTGACGAGATGATCCGTGAGAAATACTGTTCTCTCGCCTCAAACTACCGCCGCTACTGGGAAAGTGCCATCGCTCAACTGGTGCGGAAATCAGCTATCCTAAAGCGACGGCAATACTTAATAGAAGACATTGATCGTTTCATTGACGGTTTACCAATAAAGTATCCGGAGGTTGTGAGTGAATTGGAAAAATACAAGGCTTTCAACCTGAAGCAGATCGAAAGCCCTGAATAAAATCAATCGAACAGAGTTGGTTGTCGGATGTCCTGCTGCGTGCGTTCGCGTTCTTTGCGGAGCCAGGACAAATAGGCAGCATATTCGACATGAAACTGGTCGTAGATGTACTTTTTCCACACCCATTTCAGACACCTATCCTGCCGCCCGGGTTCATAGTACTGCTTCGTGATCCGCACCGCATGCTCACGTTTTCGGATGTGATTTTTGTTGTTGTATGCCATTTTCCGCAATTATTGACTATCTTTGTAGCAGGTCGGCCTTGTGATAGCAATATTGCAGGGCTTTTTTATGTCAGTTCACCACGGTCGGACCGCCTCCCGGAATGATGTAGATCGGCGTCACCTGAACCGAAGGCCGTGAGGTCGTGGCGGGCCTCTTGTCTCCGATGGCCCGCAGTTTGCGCACCAGTGCTTGCAGTTCCTGCGCATCGAGCATATAGAGCAGACGCCCGCATATCCGCCGCTGCAGCAGGAAACGGTTCACCTTCGTCCAATCCTCGGGCAAAGCGTACATCCCGAGTTTCGTCAGGTGTGCCAGGACCTGCGACCGGAGACGCCGGATCGCGTCAGAGGCCGGGGTCGTCTTGGCACGGTGGGCAAACTCCATATATGCCTGCAGGGCGACGATCTCATCGTCGGTAAGTTCGTCATAGCTGCGGGCATCCCACAACGCCAGGATGTCCTCCCGATTGGGGATCAGGCGGCAGGCCGACATCAGGGTATTGATCCGGCGAACCTTTGCGCCGCGTTCGAATTCGGTCATTTTGTTACAATATTTAATTTAATCATGTTGCTCCCGGCGGCGGAATCGAACCGCCGCAGAAAACCGTTCGGGAATTAGGATTTGATTTTTTTATAAATCTCTCCGCATAAGAACCAGGCGAAAAGAACAAGGTAGATAAGAGGGATAATCCACATCGGGCATGTTACCCACCACCAGGACCAATCTATTTCACCGACCAATTTAAGAACGAAAAAGATAAGAAACATCCATTCCAAAAGTCCAAGTTTCATAGTTACATGCGGTTAAATGACGGTTCGATTCTGTGCCATACACCGCGCTCGTCGCGCTGGTGAAAGTAGAAGTTTATGGCGGTGCCGTTAACGACGTTGCTCTCTTTGAACAGTTGCATGATTTGCGAGTATTCGGGATCGCCGAACTGCGCCTCGAGATCATACAGCTTGCTGATGGACTTGTAGTCCAGATCGCCCTTGCGGTTACGCTCCAGGAGCGTCATTGCCAACTGGTACATCGGATCGTCGGCCCCTTTCTCCCGTCCGCCGATCCATGCCTTCAGGAAGTCGATCAGCCGGGCGGCGGCCACGTCAGCCCGTTCGTCAAAGCATTTTACCCGATTGCATTTCACCTCGAGGCGGAAGTCTCCCTCCTGCACCGAGTAGCCGAGCTGGTCGTCCCGGCGCGTGGCTCCGTACTCCTGCATGATTTTTCGGAAAGCATCGGTCTCGGCCACGACCAGGTCGTAGAACTCGCGCACCCGGCCAGTGATATTGCGGGTTTCGGCTGCCATACGCTTCACGAAGTCGGCCCGCGTCTCCTCATAGTCCCGGCGCCGTTTGTCTGCGGCCTGGCGCTCCTCGGCCCGCTTCTGCTCGAGCAGCTGTTCCAGCTGGTCGGCGGTCATGTCTTTCAGTTCGTCTTTCATAGTGATATTGATTAAGAATTACGTTTGTCGGTGTAAGGTTCCCCGGCGATACTGCAATAGTCGGTCTCCATGTTATGCAGGCCAGAACGCATGTCTTCCAGGTCTTGCTCGATCTGCGCGATCCGCTCCGGGGACAGGCTGTCCCGGTGTTGCATCAGAAAACTTTCTGCTTTGAGAATGTTTTTACGGCGCAATTCGATCATGTATGAAAGACAGTCCAGACTTGCCGCCGATGATTTGGTTAGTTCGATGATCTCGGGCATACTGATTACGATTTGATGGTTTTGATCGCTTTCAGGGCCTCCTTCGAATAATTGTCGAGGAAGGTCTGCCGCATCGCATCCGCGACACTCATAATCTCGTTGATGCTTGCCCCGGTTTGGGCGACTGTCCCGGCAAACCTGCGCAATTCCGCGATCAGTTCCGGGCTGATTTTAATACCGTTTTGCTGTCCCATTGTTGTTGTTTTTCATTATGCCGTACATGGTTCTGAAATAGTCGTCCGTGAGCGCCACGCCGTCCTTGTGCGCGGCGATGATCGCAGGCTCGAGGTAGTCGTTGAGCTCTCGGTAATCGGTGCAGAGCTCGACGAGGATTTTGCGGAGGTTTTCATCCTTGACCTTATACATGAAGTTCTCGAATTTCCGGTCGATCGGCGGCAGAATAATCGTGTTCGCCTTCATCCGGCTTTTGAACTGCGGCACGCCGTTGACACCGCGCAGTTCGAGCCTGTCGAGCAGTTTCAGCAGATCGGCGGTTCCGGCGATCGCAAAGGCCGCATATCCCTTGATCATATCATAGATGGCTTTATAGGCCCGGATACCCGGCAGTTTGGTGTTCTCACCCTCGTCGAGGATCAGCATGTTGCGCTCCCCGCACAGCGCACGGCGCCGGAACTCGGAACCGATCAGGCGCAGGCGTGCGCCTTTTTTCGTTGGCATGTCGATGTCGAGCAGTCGCCCGATCTCCTCGAGAATGTCATGGATGCCGTCCTCGGCGTTGATCGTCACACGGAACGTGTTGGTCGGATTGGCCTTGCAGTACTGGTCGATCGCCGTGGTCTTGCCGCAGCCTTTTTCGCCGATGATCATCTTCACGCCGCCGAAACGTGCGGTGCAGTTCAGATGCGCACGTTCGAGGGCCGAGATGGCGATCACAAACTGCGGCGTAGGCTCTACCTTCCAAAAGGTTTGCTCGATCTCGAAGCCGATCACCGATGCAAGCGTAATGAAATAGCGGTCGGCGATCTCCGTAACCTTGTCAGGGCCGGATTTGTATTCATAGACCCCGTTCAGCAGGTTGGAAAGATACGACGCGCTGATTCCGCAAGTCTTCGCCAAGGCATTCTGCGACATGCCGTGCCGCTGCATGTACTGCTTGGCGGCAGTAATGATTTCGTCTTTCTTGATTTTTTCCATAAAGCGTTTATTTAATGTATTTTGACAAATCGGAAATGTGATTTTTGTGGTAGTCGATCACGGCCTGCTGTTGGTCCTGATCTACCTTCTTTCGCTCCCGGTCCTGGGCGCGTTTTTCTTTGGCCTCCCGCTTCGCACGGCCCCGTTCATATTCAGCGGCACTGATCCGCTCATGCACGGCGTTGTAATCCTCCTTGGTTGCGTTGTCCTGGATGTTGAAGTCGTAACCGCGGACCATGACAGCCTTAGCCGTTTCGACATCTTCGACGAACCCGTCGACCATCTCCTCGAACTCTGCACCCTTGCGGTTGTAGTAAGCCAGGGCGCGG